TTTTATAATTTACGGCTGCTGCCCTCATTCCGCAGATACACAATGGTCTCATAAAATATTTAGCAACCTTTTTCCCCCTTTTTTTACAATTTCTTTGAATTTTTTTTTTTGACAAAAACAAATAAATACTTTTAGTAAAAAAAGTTTTAAGCCAAAAAGGAGACAACAATGGCATTAGTATCACCAGGTGTAGAAGTTAATGTAGTAGACGAGAGCTTTTATACCCCATCAAATGGAGGAACGATTCCTTGTATTTTTATCGCTACAGCAGCAAATAAACCTAATGGTAGCGGAACAGGAATTGCAGCAGGAACCCTATCTACAAACGCAGAAACGCCATATTTAATAACATCGCAACGAGATCTTGTAGATACTTTTGGAGATCCAATCTTTAAAGTTGATACAAGTAACAATCCAATTCATGGCGGAGAGTTGAACGAGTATGGATTAAATGCTGCATATTCTTATTTAGGCATTGCTAACAGAGCATATGTCGTGCGAGCTAATCTAGATTTATCACAATTAGAAGCATCAGCAACTGCTCCTGGAGCAGATCCTAATGACGGAGATTTTTGGTTAGATACAAGTACTTCTCGTTATGGCATAGCAGAATGGAATGGTAGTAGCATAGTAACTGGAGGACAAATATTTGAATCTAAGGAAACAATTGTAATTACAGACGAAACATTATTAGATGAGGCAGCTTCATTACAGACAAATGGATCTGATTTACCTGCTCCTAATAAAACAGTAGGGGGTGTAGGAAGCTATGCAGTTGTTGCAACTACTACTTTGCATAGAATTTATTATAGAAATAAAAGTGGTAATTGGGTATTAGTAGGTAGTGATGCTTGGATTAAAAGTTGGCCTGTAGTAACTGGTGATGTAGTTTACACAGCGAATCCGGCAAATGCTACAGAAGATTTAACAATTGCCGGCGGAACGGTGAGTATTCCAGCAGGCTCAGATTTAGACGCTGTAGTTCTTGCAATCAACACGGTTTTTGTAGCTGGAAATATTCTTGCAGCAAACGAAGATGGGAGACTTGCAATTTATTCAGATGGAACTGACGGTCTAGGAAATAACATTGATAGTGTTGCAATTACAGGAACAAATAATACATATGATATTATGGTTCAACTTGGAATAGGATCTAACCAGTCTGCAGTTTATTATGTTCCTAAATTAAATGTTTCAACTCACACGCAAATTCCTGAATTTAAAGCAATAGGATCAGAACCAAGACCAACAGGTAGCGTATGGTTAAAAACTACATTTCCAAATTTAGGTATGAATATTGTTGTTACAAAATACAACGAAGTTTTAGCAACATGGGCACCTGTAGATGCACCGATATATAAATCAAATGAAGAAGCACTTTATTCTTTAGATAGAACCGGCGGCGGTAAAAACCTACTAGCAGGCACAGTCTATGGACTAATTGATGTTGCCGGAGATTTAAGACCTACAGCAACTTTAAAACTTTTTTCAAGAAACGGAGTTGGTACAACTGCGATTACTGGCCAAAGAATCATTGCAGGATCTTTTACTACAGGCGGACCATTAACATTTGATTTGTCATCTACTGATGCTACAGTTGCAAACTTTTCAGTTCCTGTAACAGTTTCATTTACCCCACAAGGTCAAGCAAGTGATTCATTATTAATGGCAGGAGCTATTAATGATGCAAATGTGCCCAATGTAAGCGCAAGTGTAGACGATCAAAATAGATTAGTTGTTTTCCATTCGCAAGGAGGAGACATTAAAATAGACGACAATGACAATGCCTGGGCAGAAGCAGGATTTTCTCATTATGTAGATAGTAACAATGGTACAGTAAATTTATATTTACAACAAGGTACCAGTGATCCTTCACGATTACAAGCGTCCTATTGGAAAGCAATGAATTACACTGCTTCAGATGTCGAACCAATTGGACCTACCGTAGATGGACAATTATGGTACAATTCTATTGTAGATCAAGTAGATATTTTAATACACAATGGTGAAGCATTTGTTGGTTATCAGTATGACGGAACGTCAGGTCTTTCTACTGTACCAAGTCCTTATTACTCTGCAGTAGCAGGAAGTAAAACAGATCCTGCAGGACCTATTGTAAGTGCAACCGTTCCATTATTACAAACAGATCAAACAGAATTAGTTACAGGAGATCTATGGATTGATACATCAGTAATAGACGAATACTTAAAAATTTACAAGTATAATGGTTTAAGAACTGATTTACCTATAAAAAAACGATGGTTTGCTATCGATACTACGGATCAAACAACAGAGGATGGTGTACTTTTTGCAGATGCTCGTTTTAATACTGCAGGAGCCAACAGTGACAAGCCAGGTGATATTGAAGATATGCTTTTCTCAGATTATGTAGATCCTGACAGCCCAGATCCTGCACTTTATCCAAAAGGAATGCTATTAGTTAATCTTCGAAGAAGTGGATTTAATGTAAAACAATATGTAGAAAATGCAATAGATCCTGCAGAAAAAAATATAAGATATGGCAACGAATCCATGTCAGCTTATGTAGAAGCAAGATGGCAAACAGAGTCAGGAAATAGACTAGACGGATCTGGTACTTTTGGCAGACACGCTCAACGTAAAGTTGTAGTACAAAGATTGCAAGCAATGGTTAATAATAATGAGGAAATTAGAGACGACGAATCTAGGGTATTTAATTTAATGGCTTGTCCAGGGTATCCAGAATTACACAATGAATTAATAAACTTGAATTATGATAGAGGATTATCAGCATTTATAGTCGGTGATACACCATATAGACTACAACCAAATGGAACTGTTTTAAATAACTGGGGTACCAACGTAAATGTTGTTGCTGAAGACGGAATTGATGGAGTTGTTACAGCTGATCCATACATAGCAATGTATTATCCTTCTGGATATACAAGTGATAATTTTGGTAATAATGTAGTTGTTCCATCAAGTCATATGATGCTTAGGACCCTTGCCCTAAGCGATCAGGTTTCATATCCATGGTTTGCTCCTGCCGGAGTAAGTAGAGGTAATATTACAAATGCATCATCTACAGGTTACATAACTGCTGAAGGTGAATTCAAACCAATAGCTCTTAACGAAGGATTAAGAGACACTCTGTATTCAAATAATATAAATCCGATTACATTTGTAACAGGAGCAGGACTAATGGCATACGGCCAAAAAACTAGACAGCTTACTGAAAGTGCATTAGACAGGATTAATGTTGTTCGTATGATAATATATCTACGCAGACAGCTGAAAATTGCAACAAAGCCATATTTGTTTGAACCAAATGATGCTCAAACAAGAGACCAAGTTTTAACAACAGTTGAGGCTATTTTGCTGGATTTAGTTGCAACAAGAGCAATTTATGATTATATTGTTGTGTGCGATGCAACAAATAATACACCTGCAAGAATAGACAGAGGCGAACTTTATATTGATGTTGCTGTAGAACCGGTTAAATCAATAGAATTTATTTATATACCATTAAGAATAAAAAATACCGGTGAAATATCTGGTTAAATATAAAGGAGAAAAAAAATGGGAGTTGCAAGTTTAAATGGTATGACAGTGCCAGTTGGGGATTCTATCACTTCGCCGAGTGCTAGCAGCACTGGACTTTTAATGCCAAAATTACAATATAGATTTAGAGTGCTTTTGATTTCGTTTGGTGCTACAAAATCAACTGATGTAAAAAAGGAGGTCACCAAACATGTAATAGATGTTACTCGACCTAACATTAGCTTTGACCAAATTACTGTTGACGCATACAATTCTAGGATTTACCTAGCAGGTAAGCATAATTGGGAACCAATCACAATCAATTTCAGAGATGATGTAGAAAATAATGTACAGCAACTGATTGGTGAACAGTTAACAAAACAACTTGACTTTTTTGAGCAATCCTCTGCAGCATCAGGCGGAGATTATAAATTTAGGTTAAAAGTACAAGCTTTAAATGGTGGTAATAACGGTGTTTTCAATAAAGATGGGGAAACTGCTACCAGCATTCTTGATGAATTCGATTTAATAGGTTGTTATATTGAGAGTGTAAATTACAATTCATTTAATTATGCAGAGTCACAACCTGTTACAATAAGCATGACTGTAAGATATGATAATGTTATAGTAGCCGATGCTATTTCAGATAGCAACTTAACCACGAGAGTAGGACGAACAATAGGCTCTGCAATATCAGGCATTAGTGCCGATACAGACTCATAAAAAGGATAAATATTGGATTTTTGGGCATACGCTGAAACACTATTTAATACAGTTACAAATCCTAAAGGTCACATGGGCGATTTTGCCCATGCTTCAAGGACATTTGTTAGGAATGATTTTAGATTATCACCTAAAGTTAAATTCCTATACCATGTATTTTTCTCTTTTTCACCTGCCCTAGCTGCTGTTCTACCTACATGGGATAGAAAGCAGCACACTATAGAAGCTGGATTACTCGTTAAAAGCGCAGGATTGCCAACTTTTACTGCTAATGTTGAAACAAAGAAAAAGTATAATAGAACGAAGAATATTCAAACTGGGTTAACATATAATCCAATTACTATTACATTCCATGATGATAATCAAGGCATAATTGGAGGATTACTTGAAGCTTATTATAGATACTATTTTATGGATGGCAATTATGGGACATCGTCGTCGACTAAGGCTGCATACCAAAGAAATTATCAAGATAGTACATATAAAAATGCAAAACGTAATGCATGGGTATATGGGTTACATAGAGGAATAACAGACCCCTTTTTCAACAACATACAGATAAGTCAATTAACTAGGAAAACCTATACTACTTTTACACTAGTAAATCCTTTAATTACTGACTGGAATTATGGAGATGTTAATTCTAGCTCTGGAAGTGAGATTAATGAAAATTCTATTACTGTTGCCTATGAAAGTGTGTGGGTAGAAAGAGGAGCTGTAAGAGATGGTATAGCGCCAAAAGGTTTTGGAGATAATGCACACTACGATTATCTTGCCAGCCCTAACTCTATGCTAGGCGGCGGTACAGCTTCTTTAGGAGCTGTTCTTTCAGGAGGCGTTGATCTATTTAATTACGCTACAACAGGAATAGGATTTAATAATCCTATTGCTGCAACTGTAGCAGGAATAAATATAGTTAGAAATACAGCCAAATTGACAGTTGATGGTGTAATCGAAGAAGCAAAAGAATTAGCAACAGACGTTTTGATAGATACTATAGAAGCCTCTGTGTCAGGAGTGCCAAATACAAGTTTTCCAACTTTTTAAGGATAAAAAATGCCGGCTTTGCCAAATACGCAGTTAAATTCGTCCCAAAAAGTTATACAATTTTTTGATAATTATTTTAACAAACGCTTAGAAGTAAACCAAAGCGACTATGACGCTACGACTGGATTTTTTGAACAGAGAGGATTTGGCCTAAGTGCAGCAAAGACTGTGAGTCAAGTTTTATTAGGGCAAGCTAAAAGTGAAAACATACCTATATTTCAACTATTAGATAAACTTGGTAGGTTATCTAACCCACAACTTACTAACGCCTTGACAAAAATTTTAAATAGTAGTAGAGATGCAACATCTCAATTAGGATTTAAATTTGTTTCTTCAACTAATTTATATGAGAGAAGAAATTTATATGATCCAGTTGTAGTTGTACAACCGATAGAAGTAATTAATGATGATAGCGAAACTGATTATATTCAACCAGGATATGTTGAAATAGGATATGTAGAATAATGGCAATAGTATTAAGATTAAATAAAAATTCTGCGTTGACATACGAAGAATTGGATGGTAATTTTGCAGATTTAGACAGTCGACTTACCCCAATAGAATCAAGAGTAGGTCCATGGAACGAAGCTTATAATTGGGGTAATCATGCGCTTGTTGGTTATTTAACATTTTATGAAGAATCTGACCCTGTTTTTACTGCCAGCGTTGCTTACAATATAACCCAACAAAATATAACGAATTGGGGTCAGGCATTTAATTGGGGAGATCATGCTGCTGAAAATTATCTAAAAAATATATCTGCAGAAAGTTTAGGGTCTTTACAAGATGTAGATTTAACCGCTGCTCCTAATGTTGATGATATATTAAAATGGAACGGTACTGCTTGGGTTGCAGGAGATGGCACTGAATTTCCAGAAACAGATCCAGTATTTACAGCAAGCCCTGCAGCAGGTATAGGAAATACAGAAATTTCTAATTGGAATACAGCATACAGTTGGGGTGATCACAGTACAGAAGGTTATTTGCGAGCTTCGAGTCCAGCTGCTTCTGTTACTAATGAAACAATAATAAATTGGAATACAGCATACAATTGGGGCAACCACGCTACTGCTGGATATTTAACTTCAGCTCCTGCTGTAACAATATCAGATTCATCTCCGTTAACTCCTACTCAAGGGGATTTATGGTGGCAATCTGACACTGGTGTGTTAAAGATATACTATAATGATGGCACTAGTGTCCAATGGGTAGATGCTACTCCTGCCGCCGGTTACACTTTACCAGAAGCAAGCAATACTACACTTGGAGGAGTAACTGTAGATAATACCACAATTACTGCAACACTTGGTGAAATTTCAGCAGTAGGTATATCATCAAATAGTAGTTCAATTTTAATAGGCGATTTAACTCTTGGACTTAGTAGTTATACTAATACACTACACATAGATGGTACAGGATCTAATGCAAATTTTATAGCAATAACAGGTCATTACATACCTACAACAAATGCTACTTGGGATATAGGCAGCGCAGAATATAAAGTTCGAGATTTATATTTGTCGTCTGCATCTGATGAAAGACTAAAACACAATATAACACCTTTTTACAACGGTTTAGATTTTGTAAGAATGTTAAAACCAGTTGATTTTACTTGGAATTCAGACGTTCAAAATAAGGCTGGAAAAAGACAAACTGGTTTTATTGCCCAAGAAGTTGCGGCTGCTTTAAAAGTATCAGACTATAATTCATGGTTATTGCACGACGACCAGGGTATGTACCAAGGATTAGATCAAACACAATTAATACCTGCACTCGTTTCTGCAATAAAAGAATTAGACAGTAAAATAAGACAGCTTGAAAGATTAATAGAGGAATCAGCAAATGGCAATTAATTTTCCAAACACGCCTAGTATCAATGATACTGTAACTGTTGGAACAACAACATGGACATGGAATGGCTCGAGTTGGGTATCTAACGGAGAATCCTACTCCTTACCTACAGCAACAACAACAGACTTAGGTGGTGTTAAGATCGATGGCACGACCATTACAATAGATGGCAACGGAGTTATATCAAGTGCCGGTTCTGCTTATTCATTACCTACAGCAACAACAACAGACTTAGGTGGTGTTAAGATCGATGGCACGACCATTACAATAGATGGCAACGGAGTTATATCAAGTGCCGGTTCTGCTTATTCATTACCTACAGCAACAACAACAGACTTAGGTGGTGTTAAGATCGATGGCACGACCATTACAATTGACGTTGATGGTGTAATATCATCAACAGCAACTGGAGATGTATCAAAAGCAGCAAGCTCTACAGATAATGCAATTATTAGATTTGATGGCACAACTGGTGACACACTACAAAATTCATTGGTTACAATTACTGATACTGGTGTTATTACAGCACCGTCAGTAGGCAGCATAATACCTTTTTACTTTGCAGATCAAGCAAGTTTTCCTGTTGCTGGCGCTGCTAATCATGGTGCAATAGCCCATAGTCATGCAGATGAAAGGATGTATTTTTCTCACAATAATTCTTGGGTAGGTATAGCAAATTACGGTGAACCTAATTATGCAAGATCAACAGCGGCTGCTACAACAACAAGTATTGCAGATGCAGCGAGCGCAGATATAACTATAACAAACGCTGCAAAAACTTATAGTTTATTAAAGATTGAAACTAGTCATGCAGCATGGATTACTCTTTATTCTGATACAGCCAGTAGAACTGCAGATGCAAGTAGAGTTGAAACTGTAGACCCAGAACCAGGGTCAGGAGTAATAGCTGAAATTATAACAAATCAAGCCACTACCCAAATTATTACACCCGCAGTATTTGGATGGAATAATGAAACTGTACCAGTTGATGAAGTGTATGCAAAAGTTGTAAATAAAAGTGGATCTGCAGCTACGATAACAGTTACTCTTACTCTTGTAAAATTAGAGGTGTAAGATGGAAAAATATGTTTACATTGTAACTTTACACGAACAAAAAGATCTTGAACAATTTTACATTGATATGCAAGATGCAGGTTATCAAATTCAAATGAAAAGACCTATTAGTAGGAATACGCATTACTATTTGACCGAAGAAGAAGCTGCGAATGTCAAAAATGATCAAAGAGTATGGGACGTTGTACGAGAAGATACTATAGGTTTTAAATCACATTATTTTTCAAATTGGAATGATTACACACTATTAAATGACCCTTTTTGGAAAGATGATACTGTAGGTTCACCCACAGTAGATTCTTATGATAGACAATGGGGTCATTTACATTGTGCCGGAAACGCTACCCAACGGGGAAAAGGAACATTTGGATCGATTAATAGAGGCGGAACAACTGAATATAAATTCGAAACGGTTGATATTTTTAACGATGGCACAGGTGTAGATGTTATCATCGTCGATGATCCGATTTCATATGATGCAGCTGAATTTGAAGATTCGTCTTTTGTGCAAAGAATGCAACAATACCAATGGTTCAATGATCTAAATGCAACAGTAGCAAGTATTGATGATGACGGAGAAATTCTTCCAACAGGAACAATTGTTTATCATGATACAGCAAACGTACCTGAGTACCACGGCATGCATGTCACAGGTACTGTAGCAGGACAATATTATGGTTGGGCAAAAAATGCAAATATATATAATATTGCGGTCACCGGCACATGGTCTTCAGGACAAAGTATTGGTGGCTTGTTAATACATGATTATATAAGAGCCTTCCACCGAGAAAAAAGCCGTACAGGATCTGCATTATACAGTCCTAGACCTAGACCTACTATAAGTAATCACAGCTATGGATCAATTTACTATTGTGTAAATCATAACGACGGCAATGGTCGTCAACTACAATTACAAGATTTAACAAGTGTAACTTATAGAGGAAATACTTATACAAGTGGTAACCCAGGACCAGCAGGAGCATGGACAGAGGCAGCATTAGAAGCTGCATATGGAATACGGTTTGGACTAAGCGCATTTCCTGCGTACAGTGCTGCAGTTGCTGCTGACGTACAAGATGCTATTGCAGATGGTATAGTTACTATAGGAGCAGCAGGTAACGATAACATGTTGATTGCAGAGATTAATGATCAAGATTGGAATAATCAAATTAATTGTGATTTTGAGACCTCAGAAGGTGTGCCATTTAATGCAACAATATATTATTGCCGCGGTGCAGCACCGGCTTCACCTGATTCAGGACAAATTATAGTAGGCGCATTAGATAATCATGCAGATCAGCGTAGGGCATCTTTTAGTCAATACGGACCTGGAGTAGATATATATGCACCAGGTGTAATGATTTTGTCAAGTTATAACGCTACAGGATTACCAGATGATAAACATGGTGGTTCAAACTATTTTTATGTGGCCAACGGGACTTCGATGGCTTCTCCGCAAGTTTGTGGAATAATAGCGTGTCATGCAACAGATAAACCGAGATTTGACCAAAATGAAGCATACCGTGTTATACAAAAAACACAGCTATTAAATGACATGACATTTGATACAGGTACCGGAAGTTTCGATGACGCAACTAGCAGTCAAGGCTCGTATAATTCTCAAATGTTGTGTAAACGCACCCGTCCAGATAATGGTTTAATAAATGATAATGCAGGAAAAAGAAAAACTCGGGAAGTAAATAGAGGATCTCAGAACAAAACATTACTTTATCCTAGATCAAAAACATTCTTTTCAGGTTAACATGGCACGGTTTGCGCAAGGTAGATTCCGCTGTAAAAATCCAGAAAAATACATAGGTGGCAGTACACCATTGTATAGGAGTAGCTGGGAGTTTACAATGATGCGTTTCTGTGACGAACATCCTAGCATAACACAATGGGTATCAGAAGGCATAAAAATTCCCTATATCAATCCATTAACTGGTAAGCCCACAATTTATGTTCCTGATTTTTTAATCCAATTTAGCGACAAAACTGGCAAAGTTAGAACAGAACTTATAGAAATAAAGCCTGCAAGTCAAACCCTTAAAGAAAAAACTGGGAGGAGTAAAAATAATCAAGCGCATTATGTTTTGAATCAAGCTAAATGGACTGCGGCAAGAGCTTGGTGTAAAAAACAAGGAATAATCTTCAGAGTTATTACTGAAAATGACATTTTTCATTATGGTAAAGGCAAGTAAAAATAAATAGTATTTATTAGAGAATTTGTCATGACCAAAAAATTAGAAGAATTATTGGACTTACCAGAATCAAAAGATATTATTAATCAAGAAAATGATAAACCAAAAAAACCAAAAAAAACCCATATCCCAACTGAAACCCTAGAACAGTTACAAGAATATGATAAGATTGCAGCAGCATTACCTAGTGTAAAAGGTTTAGGAGATATAGGAGATGCAGAACTAGATGAAGTTTCTGAAAAATCGATGGCAGCATATGATGACTTAATGGATTTAGGTATGAACGTAGAAGCAAGGTTTAGTGGTAGAATTTTTGAGGTTGCTGGTCAAATGTTAAAAGTCAATCTAGATAGTAAAGTTGCAAAATTAGATAAGAAATTAAAAATGGTTGAACTTCAACTAAAAAAAGAAAAACTAGATAAAGAAGCTAATCCAGAACAAAATATTATTCAAGGCGAAGGCGTCTTAGTTACAGATCGTAACAGTCTGCTAGAAAAACTAAAAAATATGGATAAATAGATAAAACTAGGATTATTGCAATGAAATCACTTAAAGAATTTTTAACCGAATCGAAAAAAACTTATAAATTTAAAATTAGAGCTGCTGGAGAATTACCAGAAGGTTTTGTAGATAGGCTCGAAACCGCTCTTAACAAGTACGAAGTTGTTAGCTTTTCCAAAGGCAAAACAACTCCCATTACTGAAAGACCGTTAGACTTTCCTCAATTGACCAACTGTGAAGTTACTACTTTTGATGCAGAAGTAAGTTATCCTACTACAAGTCATGTGTTAGAAAGTTATCTAACCCTTAATACTGATTATCCTGCCAGTCATTTGCGAGTTCGTGGCGAAAATGACGAAACAGAAAAGTATCAAGAAGAAAAAGAACCTACACAATACGAAACACTGCTTACTAAAGAAGAACTAGGCGGAGAATCTGCACAAGATCAAGTTGGACAAAATAGGGTTATGGATCTATTAAAAGAATTAGAAACTGCGAAAAAAGAAAACGAATATGATCCAACTAAAGGAATCGCAAAGGAAAAATAATTAATGAAGGATTTACGGAAAGTTGCGAAACCCTCAAAAGACAATTGGAAGATGTGGGTAAACATCGGCAACGATCTAATTGATGAATACGAAGAAATGTTAGGATTATCTGAACCAGAAATTGACGATACTGGATATAGAGATAAAATTCGAGATTCTATAACAAGTGTCAAAGATATGTTTGCTTTGTTAGAGGCTGAATCTGCTTTTAAGAAACGACAAAAACGTAAAGATTTAGATGATCGATGGAATTACTGGAAAAAGGTAATTATACAGGCT